CATTATTTGTCGAACCGTCCCACGTTGGTTTTTCAGCATAGTGAGAAACTTGACCTTTTACAGTTGTTCCAAATCTAAGACTTTGTCCAAATCTCCCTTCAAAAATATCATCTCCTTCAAAAATTTGAACGTTTAAAACTTTCTTTGGATCTTTAAAACTCCTACCAATTTCACTTTTGTCGTTTGGTCTTTCTCCGGGATTATTTCCTTGTGATGGACCTTTTCTCTTCCAAATTTTAGAAAAAGCGCCAATATTTAAATCATCAGTTGCATTGATTGGTGTCAGATATAAAAATCCAATTCCTTTAACATTGCTCGTTGAATAATCGTTCGTTGGTGCGCTGATTAAAATCACCATTTCACCAATTGCAGGAATTCTCCTTGAAAATGAACATGGGCGAGCCCAAACATTGCGGACTTGCCCAAGGTTAGATTGATGTCCACCTATTCTAAATTGACAACTCCCAAGTGGAAGAATGTCTCCATTCTCATCTTTTTGATTGTCTTTAAAGGCTTTGAGATTTTCCGTGCATTCGGCTATAAACATTTTATTTTATTCTCCACTTGCTGCTGCACCTGGAACGGGTTTATTCTTCATTTCTTTGGCTCGTTCTAACAATTCTTTCCGTTCATCTGCGGTTATTCCACCAAAATCTTCATGATTAAATTTATTCTTTGTATTTTTGGCCAAACCTCTCTGAACAATCGCGGCCATCTTAATCACAGAATCATCATTTTTAATAGATGCGTTTTGAAGATCAGTGAGATACGGAAGAATTGTCACAGCATCTTGTAAAGTTTGAACCATTGGTGCGATGTGTGCAACTGTATTTTCAATCGACTTTTGCTTCGATTCACTATTTTCATAAATCTTCTTTAATAGATCTTCAAAGGTAATATTTTTACCTTCATCTGTTTGAAATAAGATTACTTCTTTATTCAAAATTTATTCCCCATTTTCATAATCTGTAAACATTTCTGCTATATAAGTATCATCAGATTCAATTTCTTCTGGATAATATAAAACGCGATGCCAATACTTCGTTCCATTGACTTTAAAATCCAAATACATTTCTTTAACAATCGGCCTTAAAACATTCACAACGTCTGTTATCGATTGGGTTTTAACATTGACTTGCTCCCTTATCATAATATAAAGAGCCTTTTTGTTGAAAATATCAATCGAATGACTATTCTCAAATAAATTAAAAATAGCATCTAAAATTTGTTTATCTTTCTTTTGAAACGGAATAATTTTACCATTCTTGTAAAAATAAAAATAATCTAGATGTTCCATTCCAAATTTTGCAAACTTTAAGCAGAAATCCCGCATTTCTTCCTGATACTCATGTGCAAAAATTTCATTATCCAAATTCCTGTGCAAATCAATGGATTCGACTTCGCATCTTCCATAAGTATCTTCTCCAACCTTCCTCATATTTGCCCAAACCCAATTTATAGCAATTCGATTGAAATATGAAAAACCTTTTAATCCCCTCTCAATATCAAATTTTTCCAATCTTTCTAGCAAGTGAACGACACATTCGTGCTTCGAATCATGATAATTGTTGATTCCATGATTATGATGTTTCTTGTTATGGATGACATTTTCTGCCAGTTTATCTAATGCAGGATAGATAATTCTGGAGAACAACTTTTCTTTTTCTAATTTAGAATCTGATTTGACATATTGATCAATTGCACTATCAACTTCTTTTCCAAAATAAGGCTTTTTGCTCATATATATTTTTATTCCAATCTTAACTTATTCGTGCTCTGGTAAATCAATGTTCAAAATTGTTCTATCATCAATAAAGCATTCATGAAGAATATTATATTCTGAAAAATTTAAACTTGATACTCTTTCAATTCCAGTTCCGCAATTGACTTGAATTCTTGCATTTCCTGCGGCGATTTCTAAGCATTTATTTGCATACCATTCAGCATATTCTTCCATTGCTTCAATTAATGTATCATAATCTAATCCAGTTGACACTGCTACTTGAAGAGTTTCCAAATCAGGTTCACATTTTGATCCATTCATATTGATCAATTCAAAATGACTACCCAGTATTTCTTCAATCTTTGTCATCTTCTGTTCCATTTTCTTGTTCATCTTTCAATCTTTTTAATTGTTCAACGACATTTGCAATGCAAGTTTTGATTACCTTAAAGGCAAATCCAACTTCATCATCACTTGAAAAAGTTCCTCTTTTGTCAATTCTAGAAATTTCTGAATCTGCGTTTAAAAAAAGTTGAAGAAATGCTGAGTAATACTTTTCAGCATCTTCATACATTTGTTTTTCTCTCTTGTCAAATCCAACTATAAATTCTTCTAATTGTTTGGATTGATGATAGAGATTGTAAACGACAAAGCAAAGTCCAATTATGATTGGACCTGCTATGATTAATAGATAGACGTATATCATTTTTTATTCCTTTTATTCATGTTCAGGCAATTCTGTTTCTAAGATTAATTTTCTCAATTCTTCAACTGAACATTTACTCCAATGTCCCATTTTTTCATATAAATTTTCACAATGTTGCTTGGCATAAACTTCCGCATATTTCTGCATCAATTTTTTGACTTGAAATTTATAAACGTCAGTTTCATGTAGATTTAAAGTTCCAAGAACTTGATTGATTACTTCGTCTGTTTTATTCATTTTTCTCCGAACATTTTTTCAAAGGCATCCAAACCAAATACTGGGTTTTCTTCCTTTACTTGTGGTTTAATTTGTGGAACTTGACCAATTGCATTGAGATTAAACTTTTCTGAAGCAGTCGCCCAACGTTCAAATTCAAATCTGAATGCCATGATATCTGCATGATGGAGAATATAAGGCATTGTATTTCTCAATTTATTACTTAAATCATATCCAGACAGATATTGCTTATTTCCTTCGTCAAACATTCCATCCGTTAATCTCATTCCCAACATTTCATTTACGGAATAAGGAACATGATAATGATTTAAAAGATACAGAGTTACATCATGAGTTTTCATCCAAGGCACGTTTGGATTTGCTTTATAAATCTTGCCTTGATTATCTCTATGCCATTTAGAATCATTTGGCTGATAATATTCTTTTCCGACTCCTGGCAATCCTAACTTTCCAAGGTCGTGATGAATTGCTGCAAATAATAACTCTTCTAATTGAAAGTTATCTAACTTCATCCCCATTCTTTTCCAAAGTTCATACTGCTCAATTGTAAATTCATAAACTCTCAAAACGTGATCAATATATCCGCCTGGAATCGCATTATGAAAGAATTCAATTGATGATGCAGGAGCCATTTGAACTCGCATATCATCCGAATCCAAATCATCATACATTCGATTCAATGCATCTTTCCTGCTTGGAAATTGTTCATTGATAATCGTTCTGAGTGTTTGATAATTTCTAGCAATTTGTTTTGCTGATAAGGTAAATTCTGACATATTATATTTTATTTAAAATTCTTCTTGATTTAAAAATTCAATTACTTCTTGCAACAATTCTCCACGTTCAAAGAAATAATTCACTAAAATAGAAAAGTTAGCATTGTAATTCTGTGCATTGAATTTACCATCTTCATCATAACACGGATAAATTTCAAACATAAGTTCTTGATCTAAACACCAACCTCTTGAATTTTTATCACATTCTTCGTTGATCATTAGAGAAATATCTTCATGACCAGTTTGACTTAAATAGTAAGCCCAGTTTCTGGCATCGATCTTATCATGTGAAAAATAATCATTAAATGATTCGCCATTTTCAGATTCCCAATTGATAATTTTGTCGAGTAATTCTTCTTTTGTCATTTTAATTGATTTGTTAATTCTTGTAATTCGTTAATGAGTTGTTCCATCATTTCTTTATTTAAGTTGACCCTGAAACAATTATCACAGGCTTCTTCAATTATAACTTGATTATCTTCTATTTGAAAGTGACAAACTCGCTCCCAAGACAAAAACTCTAGAACTGATTCATATGGCATTGGAATTTCTATACTATCATCTTCATAAGCAATCTTTGAAAATTCTGGATGAATGAACATTTTATAAATTTGCTAAATTTTGATTTACAATTTTATGAAATATTTCCTTTTCAATTGGTTTTGCTCTCTTGAAGAGTTCTTGGCTAATAGATTCTTTTGAAATACTCCATTTATCTTTATGGTCATGAAATACGAGCGTCATAAACTTTTCACAATCTGAAATTTTGCCATAACCTTTTCTCGTTATTCCTTGAATGAAATATTCAACTTGGAAATAATTGTTCTTTGATGTCTTTAAATCGTTCATATAATTCTTTTTCTAAAGGGTTTCCTAAGTCTTCAATAATTTCAAAGTTTTGATCAAAATCAGTTTTTAATTTCCAAATTCTAATTCCAGATTCCCATTCAATTTGATAGCATTTTTCAGTTATCTCAAGAACTTTCATCTTGACTATTGGATGTAAATTTTAAGGCCATGTTTGCTTTTGTCTGACCAAATAAGAGTGATTTATTTGTAACATATTTTAAAAATTATGAGTTTCAGTTTCAACTATTAATTCATCTGCATATCCAAGGTCATAAATTAATTGCTTTAATTCATTTCCATAATCTTTTTTTTCTGTAATTGAACCTTGATGAAAGATTTTCCCGACCAATTCAGATGCTCGTTCTAACTTTTTTAATCTTTCAAGTGAATGAACAATAATCAAATTAGATTCTGAATATTTTCCATTTCCAAAGTTCTGACCTCGCTTTAATTTGTGGAGATAATCCGAAGCAACATTCAATTCTTTTGCAGCCTGTTCAACTGAAGAATAAGTTTTGACAGTTCCGTTGGATTCGATGGTAATACTTTTAAGGGATGGAGTTCTATGTCTTCTATTTTCAATATTATGTCTTGTCCTGTAATAATTCAAATTTTCTCTTGATATTTGATATTTTTCCAAAATTTCTGGAACTGGAACAAAATTTGAATAATCTAATAAAATTTGTTGGATGGTAATTGGATTCAATCGCTTCGGTTCATTCTGTGGTTTCTTCCAATCAAATTCACTTTTAAACTTTCCGTCATAAGTTTTCCCCTTTAGAATGTCGCTTATTCTATCGGCAGGACATTTCATAATATTTCCAATTTCAAAGAATCTTTTCTTTTCTACTTCGAACAGTCGTTTTATTTCTAAACATTCTTCTTCTGAAAATCTATTCATTTCTTAAAATTTTTCTATTTTGAATCCGATTGTTTCAAGTTCTGTTAAATCAATAAATGTTTCGGATAGAAATATTGAATATTCATCGATGAATCTCTGCATGAATTTCTTAAATAATGTTGGAGTTTGAATTAAATTTTTCAATAACAAGTGAAGTTTTTCTTGTTTGTAAATTAACTTTACATTCTTCTCAATGTAAACCTTTTCTTTATTCAATATTGAAATAAATTCCGAATGGATTATTCCTCTGATGAAATAGGTAAAATCAAAAATCTCGTCTATCGAATTTAAGTAATCAACGAACAAAGGAATGTCTTTATTACAATTGTTTCCGCAAACGATATAGATATTTAACTTAAATCCTTCTGGTTTATCAGAAAGTTCATCTCTAATCGATTTAATCAAATCAGGTAATTCATCATTAAAATTCAAATAAACAATTGCTGAATCTGAAACCAAGTTTCCAGATGTCTGTGTTGGATTATTAGAAACTTGCCTACTATCAAGTTCGTCTTCGTATAAATTAAATTTCTGCTTTTCATTCATCCTATTTTATTTTAAGTAAGTTAAGTGAAATTTTTCAATTATCCAAATTATTTTTATTCCATTGCTCAATTTCTTGATGAGACATCATTCTAATTTGAGCCGGCGTTAAACTTTTTTTTTGTTTTGAAGTGACTTGGAAATATGTTCTGCTAGATCGGAAGTTAAATTTGTATCAACAACCTTTCTCTTTTCTTCTTTTTCCAAAGAAGGTAATTCTTCTTTATTTTCATTAACAATTGGAACGTCATTATTTTCTTCTTTCTTTACCTTCTGTTTTCGATTGTATTTTCTCTTGGATTTAACTTGAGGTTCTTCAACTGAATTTAAAGTTAAATCTTGTTTTTCTTCAGTTTGGATTAAAGGTTTAACTTTAATCTTTGATGTTTTTGTTTTGGACGAACCTCGAGTTAAATAATGATTATTCTTAAAAGCAAACATCGAAGTTAAAATTAACATGATTGCAAGAGGTTGAAATACAATGACAATCAAGAGAATTAAAATGTTAACAATCTTGTTCATTGGAGATCCAGTCAAATCTGCTAAATATTTTAATGGTCCTAATTCTGAAGCATTTGAATTGTTTGCTTCAATTTCAATCATATCAAGTTCTAACCTTTGAACTGAATCTTGAAGGACTTCAATCTTTGAATTCAAAGTCAACTTTCTTTCGTTGGAAATATTTAACTGATTATCAATTGATTTCTTTGAAGTAACTTGAACATTGGTTACAACTTGACCTTTAATTACAGATTGTGTTTGAGAATTGGTATTTAAACCTTTAGTCAATTCTGAAATTGAATTATTAACATTATTCAACTCAGTTTTGTATTCATCAATTCTGATTTGGAAATTATCTTTCTTCAACTTGACTAAGCCTGAACGTCTTTGGACAATTTCATCTTTCATTGCAGTTTTTTGATAACCATCTGAAAGGAAACCGTACATTCCCATTGAAGTAATCAAGGTTAAAACGATGACAACACAAATCAATGGATATTTCAAAATGTTAGGCAGGAACTTCCAGTAATTTTTCAGAGAAGCCGCAGTGACAATGTTCCCGAGTTCAAAGGAAAAGGCAATTATCGTTGCTCCAAGTTGATGTCCTCCAAATAACTTTCCCAATCCATATATGGAAAAGAATGAACCTGAGATAGTAATTAGAAGTGCTGAAGTTAAAATTAAGTAAGGAAAGAATTTCTTCATTGAATATAGTAAGCCTGTTATTCGGTGTAACTTTGTTAAACTTTATTTCTGTGTAATAATTATTGGAAATTTAACGTTTCACTGAGACAAACGTACATGGCGTTTGATCCCGTCAAACCAAATTAAAAATTTGTTTTGGATTTTGTGTTTCGTTTGGAATGTTTTCCTAAACTTTTGAAACGTCCACTTTGATTAGTTTTTTACAAGTTACGGGAAATTTTTGACATTTTCAAGTCTTCTGTCAAGTTTATTTTATTAAAGAAATGTTAAAATTTGAAATTATTTTTAAAAACATTTGGAAGTTAATTCTAACCATCGTACCTTTACAGTATTAAATAACGAAACAAATAAAAAATGACTTTCACAGATATCACAAATCAAATCGAAGAAGCCTTAATCCAAGGTCAATACAGTAAAGAAACGATCCAGAATTGGAATGAAAAATATTCCAATGGCGAATTTACCGATCATTGGCAAGGATATGTGACCGACTTGTTTGAACTCCAATCGTTTCTATCAAGTTGTGTCATCTTCAACGGAACTCACGATT